AGCCAGCGCACACGACCGCGAAATTCGATGGGGGGGGGAGTAGGGGATGGCGACTAGAGGGCGGCCGCCGTTGCCGACGGCGATCAAGCAGCTGCGGGGGAATCCGGGGAAGCGCGCGCTGAACCAGGACGAGCCGCAGTTTGTGGCGCGGGTGCCGGCGTGCCCGCGGTGGCTGACGGGCGGGGCGCGGGAGGAGTGGCGACGGGTGGCGCGGACGCTGGCGGATGCTGGGGTGCTGACGGAGGTGGACCGGGCGGCGCTGCTGGCGTATTGCGTGTCGTATCAGCGGTGGGTGGATGCGGAGCGGCAGGTGGCGGAGAAGGGGGTGGTCTTGAAAACGGTGAACGGGAACATCATCGAGAACCCTTACCTGTCGGTGGCGAAGCGGGCGATGCGGGACATGCTGGCGGCGATGCAGCAGTTCGGGATGACACCGGCGTCGCGGAGTCGGGTGCAGGCGGCGACGGGTGGGGAGGCTGAGATGAGCCTGGCGGAGCTACTGTTTGCGGGGGTGAGCGATGACGCAACGGTCTGACGCGCCGGGGGTTGAGCTGGGGTATATTGCGGAGGGGTTGCGGGGGCTGGCGGTGCCGGTGGGGGAGCTGCACGAGGACCCGGCGAATGTGCGGAGGGGGCACGCGGTGGATCGGATCGCGGCGAGTCTGACGGCGTATGGGCAGCGGAAGCCGGTGGTGGCGAACCGCGCCCAGGGCGGGAAAATCGAGGCGGGGAACGGGACCTACCGGGCGGCCAAGGGGCTGGGGTGGTCGCATATTGCGGTGGTGTGGGTGGAGGACGACCCGGCGACGGCGGCGGGGTACGGGATTGCTGACAACCGGCTGGGGGATCTGAGCGAGTGGGACCTGGAGGGGCTGGCGGAGACGGTGCAATCGCTGGAGGATGTGTTTACGGGGTTCACGGCGTTGGAGCTGGACGAGCTGCTGCCGTCGCAGGCCGGGAAGGGGGAGGATCCCGGGCCGCAGGTGGACCGGGCGGAGGAGCTGCGGGCGAAGTGGGGAGTGGAGGCCGGGCAGGTTTGGCAACTGGGCGACCACCGGCTGATCTGCGGGGACTGCACGGACCCGGAGACGGTGCGGCGGGTGATGGATGGTGAGCAGGCGGACTATATCCTCACTGATCCGCCCTATTGCTCCGGCGGGTTCCAGGAGAGTGGCCGGAGCCGCGGATCGGTGGGCACTACGGCGGTACACAAGCAGATTGCGGCGGACACGCTGTCCACGCGGGGCTATATGGCGCTGATCAAGGCGATGCTGTCAGCGGCGGACACCTCGGCGGCGTATGTGTTCACCGATTGGCGGATGTGGGTTAATCTCTTTGATGCTGTCGAGTCGTCTGGGTTTGGGGTGCGGCAGATGATTGTGTGGGACAAAGAGACGCCGGGTATGGGCCACGGCTGGCGTGCGCAGCATGAACTGATTTTGTTCGCGCTGAAGGGGACGATCTCATTCGACAAATTCAGCCACGCTCAGGGGAACGTCATTCAGGCGAAACGGACTGGGAACCGGGAGCATACGACGGAGAAGCCGCTGGAGGTGCTGGAAACGATCATCGGCGTTATGCAGGACATGCGGGTGGTGTATGATCCGTTTGCGGGGAGCGGTACGACCCTCATTGCGTGCGAGCGGCTGGGGAGGCGGTGCCGGGCGGTGGAGATTGACCCCGGCTACGTGGCGGTGGCGTTGGAGCGGTGGGGGGTGATGACGGGGGGGACGCCGGTGCTGGCGGAGCGGTCGGGGGAGCGGCCGGGGGACGGGCCGGGGCTGGCGGAGCGGTCGGGGGACGGGCCGGAGCGGTTGGAGCGGGAGGTGGTGGCATGAGTGGGGTGGTGGTGTCGCCGCGGCCGGCGGGGGGGAGGTTCGATAAGCGCGCGGCGGATGTGGCGGTGCTGTTTTTCGAGCGGATCCTGCACCATGTGAAGGGGGAGTGGAGCGGGCAGGCGTTTGCGTTGCAGCGGTGGCAGGCGGATATTGTGCGGGCGCTGTTTGGCTGGAAACGGCCGGACGGGGCGCGCTGCTACCGGCGGGCGTATATCGAGATCCCGCGGAAGAACGGGAAGTCAACGCTCGCTGCTGGGATCGGGCTGCTGCTGCTGTTTGCGGACGACGAGCCGGGGGCGGAGATCTACAGCGCGGCGGCGGATCGGGATCAGGCGGCGATTGTGTTCGACGTGGCGCGGCAGATGGTGGAGACCTCGCCGCAGTTGCAGCGGCTGGCGGAGGTGTTCAAACGGGCGATCACGGCGCCCAGCACGCGGTCGTCGTACAAGGTGCTGTCGGCGGATGCGTTCACGAAACACGGCCTGAACGCGCATGGGGTGATTTTCGACGAGCTGCACGCACAGCCGACGCGGGAGCTGTGGGACGTGTTGACCACCTCGACGGGCGCGCGGCGGCAGCCGATGGTGGTGGCGATCACGACGGCGGGATTTGACCGGGAGAGCATCTGCTGGGAGCAGCATGAGTATGCGCGGCAGGTGGCGCAGGGGCTGATCGAGGACGCGGCCTTCTTCGCTTTCATCGCGGCGGCGGACGAGGAGGACGACTGGACGGACCCGGCGGTGTGGGCGGCGGCGAACCCTGGGCTGGGGGTGTCGGTCAAACTGGAGTATCTGGAGCAGGAGTGCCTTCGAGCGAAGAATTCGCCGGCGTACCAAAACACGTTCCGCCGGCTGCACCTGAACCAGTGGACGCAGCAGGAAACCAGGTGGCTGGACCTGGCGATGTGGGAGCGGTGCGGGTTTGAGGTGCGGGAGGAGGAACTGGCGGGCCGGCGCTGCTATGCGGGGCTTGACCTGGCCTCGACGACGGATATTGCGGCGCTGGCGCTGGTGTTTCCGCCGGCGGAGAGCGGGGAGCCGTACCAGGTGGTGATGCGGTTCTGGGTGCCGGGGGAGGGGCTGGCGGAGCGCGGGCGGCGGGATCGGGTGAACTATGAGGCGTGGGCGCGGGATGGCTTCTTGACGGCGACGCCGGGGAACGCGATCGACTACGAGCGGATCCGGACGGATATCGAGGCGCTGGGGGAGCGGTACGACATCGGCGACGTGGCGTTTGACCGGTGGGGCGCGGTGCAGATGAGCCAGCAGCTGGAGGGGGCCGGGTTCACGATGGCGGCGATGGGGCAGGGGTTCCAGTCGATGTCGCCGCCCACCAAAGAATTGCTGAGGCTGGTGGTGACGGAGCAGATCGCGCATGGCCGGCATCCGGTGCTGCGGTGGATGGCGGATAATCTGGTGGTGCAGACGGACCCGGCGGGCAACATCAAGCCGAACAAGGCCAAATCGACGGCCAGGATCGACGGGATGGTGGCGCTGATCATGGGGCTGGATCGGGCGACGCGGCACGGTGGGGGCGAGAAATCGGTCTATGAGACACGGGGGTTGCGGACACTATGACGGATCGCGGGATACTGGTGATTGCGCCGCAGAGCGACGTGCAGGGGATCGGGGACCTGCGCGCGGCGGCGAACGGGTTTCGGTTGCAGGTGCTGGACGGGATGGTGACGGCGCGGGAGGTGCTGGCGCAGATCAGCTCCGGGCGCTATGCGGTGGTGCATTTCGCGGGGCATGGGCTGCGGGCGGGGTTGCAGGCGAGCGATGGGGTGATCGAGGAGCGGTATCTGGAGCTGGCGATGCAGGAGGGGGGGCCGGAGCTGGTGGTGCTGAACTCGTGCGGCTCGATCCACATGGCGGCGCAGCTGTACCGGGCGGGAGCGGCGCCGCGGGTGATCGGCTGGCGGCAGGAGGTGGAGGACGGGACGGCCATCGAGTGGGCGACGGCGTTTTATCGGTCGCTGGCGATGGGGACGGACTACTGGGAGGCATTTGCGGCGAGTGTGGAGCTGCTGAGCGACCGGCGGCCGGGCTTCGAGGCGCCGATTCTGCTGAACGGGCGGATCACGAGCCTGGAGCAGCGAGTGGAGGCGATCCAGGAGCGGCTGGACGGGCGGGCGATTGTGCCGCATTGGCTGTTGGGGCTGGCTGTGGCGGCGGGTGCGCTGGTGGCGGTGGCGCTGTTGGTGGCGGTGATGGTGTGATGTTTGCGCGCGAACGAGGAGATGGACGGAGATGGACGGAGATGGAGGCAATGCGATGATCCTGGCGAATGAAATCCAACAGCCGCAGTACACTGGCATGAGCGATGGTGAGATCGTGGACGCGCTGAACGCGGTGAGTGCGACGACGCGGCGGGCCGTGTCGCTGGCGGAGGTGCTGGCGTGATCGGCCAAGTCGCGGCGCGCGGGATCCACGCGGTTGTGACTGGCACCGCGCCCAGCTGCACGGTGGTGTATCGCTAAGCGCGGGATACGAGACGTTAGCGGAAGTAACAGCCGACCTGCCACGCGCAGGCACGGTTAAACGCAACGTTTAGGCGGCGCTGAGGCGCAGCCAGCACAGGAGATTGACGATATGACAGCGACGATTGCACTTCCCCGAACCGACTGGCTGGCCCGGCTGCGCACGATCATGGTGCTGCGGCCTGGTCAGCGCGTGGTGCATGTGCCGGGCATCGGCGTGAGCGCGTCGCGCCGGGCGGTGAGCGTTGCGGCGGCTTCGTGGTGGCTGGCTGGCGGTGCGCCTGCG